TCTCCAATCCACTCTTCTTCTCGAAAATAGTAACGAATACCCAGCTTGTGCATGGTCATGGGAATGCTCAAATAGCTGTAGGGAGTCATCACCAGTTCTTGCACACGATCATGCCGCAAACACAGTTCAATGGCGTGAGTGCAGCAGTCAGTCATGACAACATAAGGTGCACCAGTAAACTCTGCTAGTTCTTGTTCAAATTTTAAGATCTTATCGAACATACCAATTCCATGCGTGCTGAATCATGTCGTCTAAATTGAAACGTTGCCAACGCACCAGTTGATTGAACTTGCTGGAGTCGGCCACCAAGGCATCCGGATCACCTTGGCGTCTGGGCCCTTGTTTGATTTTAACTGTTTGACCAGTAATACGTTCAGCAGTGGCGATTATTTCTCGATTGCTGGTTCCTTGATTTGATCCAAGGTTATAGATGCCTGCAGGAATTGACGGAGACAAGGCCAATATGTGTGCCTGTGCAATATCAGCCACATGCACATAATCCCGAACACAAGTTCCGTCGCATGTATCGTAATCGTTGCCATACAGTGTAAACTCCTGACTGTCCCTGATGCTTTCTAACACTCGTCCAATGATGTGTGTGGCACCAGGTTCTTGACCGTGACGACCTTGGGGGTCTGCACCGCAGGCATTGAAGTATCTAAAACTCACAAAGTTAGTAGCATAAGCACGATGATAGCTGTTAAGCATCATATCAATCATCAGTTTACTTTCGCCGTATGGACTGACTGGATCAGTGGGTTCAGTCTCACTGATCGGAATCATAGTCGGTTCGCCGTAGGTTGCGGCACTGGAACTAAAAATAATTCGAGTTCTCGGTAATGCTCGCTTGACAACGTCTAACAGTTTCAATGTCTTTGCCACATTATTGTTGTAGTATTCGCCGGGATCAGTCATGCTAGGTCCAACAAGACTTGTTCCAGCACAATGAATAATGGCATCGGGTTGTTTGCCGATAATCCAACTCAATGCCATATCTGATGCAAAGTCTTGATGTAAAAATCCGTTGCAAACTTCGGCAAGATGTTGAGGAGATTTTCTACGGTCAATACCGTAAACTGCATGCCCGAGGTCACGAAGTTGGAGGGCAGTTTGCCCCCCAATGTAACCTGCACTTCCGGTTACAATAACTGTTGCCATTTAATACTTTGCTCCAGCAACATGATCGCGATATCTATTGCCTGCCCTGTTCCACTGTTCGCCTTGCCCGGTAATGATATCAACTACACGGTCCACAGTTCCGTCAGTCCAGTCACTGAGCTTGCCCATGCGTTTATGTGGTGCATTCAGCAGAGGCTGAAGCTTGTCATAGGCATCTTCTAGACTCCAGGGAATGTAAAGCCTATCAGAGTCATTTGCAAAACTTTCAGGGAAACTGCGATAAGCAGGATACAACACGTTACATCCCAGAGTATCTGCTTCGGATACAGTGTTAGATACCCAGTCTTGTAGAGCACAATTAAACAACACACGAGTATCGTTAAGGAGAGCATAATAACTATCTTTCTTCAAGTTATCATAAATCTTGATTTTCCCCTCCGCCTCCATACGGCGGGCACGTTCAATATACTCTGGATTGTTGCTTCGGAGAGGTCCTCCACTGAATATTGCAAATTCACATGGCTCACTGGCCCACCGCTGATACATTTCAATAAGATCCATGAAAAAGCCAGGTTGTTTCTCTTGATCGAACCGAGCTGCGAAACCCACCCTCCGCGGACGGCTATCAAACGACCGGATGTTTTCTTTCCCGCCAATACGGCCAAGAACTTCTGTTTTTCCAAATGCAAGGCCGGAAATGTTGTAGATCGGAGCAGTCCATCCAGCAATGCGCATGTGCGCGACCATTTCCTCGTTGGTAGCCAATACTGCACCCCCCGAGAAAACCACCATTTCATTGACCATTTGTTCATAGAGATCCATCCATCGAGCCATGCCCCACACATGCACAAAGTCATCAGGGTCAATGGCTTGTGCTAGACAACGAACATAGATACGTGGACACTGTTCGCGAGGAATCTGATTCATGATGTAACCAAGGCTTTCGAATCCAGGCTGGAACATGTCTTCGAAATAGATCACATCGTCGCCAGTGACTTTGCCGTTCTTCATCATTTGAACCAAGTTCATCATTTGGCTCATAGAAAAGTAGCTGCGCCCGTGTGCATCCAGCACCTGCCCCACTGAGATAGCTTGGCTGTTGTCGATGGTATTGCCGTGCACGTAGACAACATCCAGTCCACGGCGCTCAAACACACGGCGATTCCATTCAGTTAGTTGTAGTGTGTAGCGGGCTTCGTAACTTTCCAAGCCCATGTAGAATAGTTTTCTCATTTGTCGTAAAGTCCTTGTATTGCGCCACCGGCGATCGCATTCACGGCATTTTGTTTTAGTTGATTCAACACATCTTGATCAACTTTCTGACTCATTTCCGCCGCAGATTGAATAGTATAATACTTTTCATTGGGATACTTGGCATCGTTTGAATAATTTTGAGCCCGAGACTGACGGAACTCATCCTCTACGCGATGCAGTCGTCTATTTAGGTGACCCACCTCTTCGTATAATCTTCTCAATGGTCCTGCATTTCGATCGTGCAAACCATTGACGAGGCTCTCGGAACGTGTCAGTGTCACAATCATCAGGAGACTGCGTAGTGCATTGACCACACGTGGATCAGAACTGGTTGCGGCTTCATCAAACATGTCAACGAAGCGTTCTAGATCAAAGTCCGCTTGATCTTTTTTTCTTGATTCACTCATAAATCAATACTTGGTAGCAAGACGACGGAGATCTTCGTCCCACATGTTTTTGGCACTTTTACCTGAAGTAAATTTGCTGTATTGTTGCCATGCATAACTCTTGAAGTTATACAGATCCGCTTCGTTGAACCTATAACCGTATTCTATCACAAACTCTCGGAATCGATCAAGATCCTCTAGAATTTGAGCAACTTTGGGATTGGGTTTGATTGCGGGTTTAGACATTTTAGTTTCCTATTAGATATTAACAGATTGAACAGGTCGGTGAGTTTCATATTTGATGAGTGCGCCGTTTTCACCATCTTCGGCGACCTCGATCCAGACCGCACGGTCAGGATAGCGTGATGCAATCTGAAGGTAGAGATCATCTGCCATCATTTCGCAAGATTTGTAGTCGAGTTGCAGTGTGCCATTTCGATAAAGATTTTCTAACCAACGCTTGAACTGAATGAATTCAATGTCGCGGTCATTGTGCAGCACATCGATCCACACACAAAAGTGGAAGATATGGCGATGTGGAACACCAAGAAAGCTAACATCATACTCATCACCTGTGGCCAAGGTCGGGTCTGTGGCTGCTGCGGGATAGCGATGGATACCTTCTTTGCGGAATGTGACCCAGATTTTTCGCTCTGCGTGTTGTTTGATTCTTTCGATTTGTTCGCGTTCTGCTTGAATCATAGTGCTTTGATACTTTCTACTGTGATAATTTTGCTGAGTGCATTTCCGAGATCTTTGTCGTCGTGCAAGATATGGAATCCAATGTAATTGGTGTCTTTCTTTTTGTTGTATACCGAAGTTTCAACTGCAAGTCCGCCGTCGCCTCGATATACATCAATTCTAATGTAGTTTGACTCTAGCACTCTGTCTTCCCGGCCGACTTCGACAGTCGGAACATCTTCATCGATTAGCCAATACGCAAATCGTCTTTTTAATTTTGTAATCATAGCGGTTGATCTTTGGTATAATGATCCCAGGGCGTGAACACGCGGCGCTTAATCAACGATTGAACCGAATGGCACCATACACCGGGATTGGTTGCTTGAAAATCTTTGTCGTCGATCTTGATTGTAGCATTATACCCCAGCTGTTGTAAATAGGGCAATTTGGCCGAAATCATTGGAATAAACTTGTGACGCTCGCACATGCCCGATTCTGTTAGTCCTTCCACACAAGCAATGTCAACATCCAGAGTGCACCAAAAATCCTTGTCAAGAAAATGATAGATCATGTGTTCCCATCGAGCCCATTCGCCACCATCGTTGACTTTGAGATTGGGAAAACTTTGATTGGCACCGAAATAGATATGCTCAATGCCGAATGGGTTGTTATCTATATATTGGTGAATCCGGTCGACGGAATGCACCCCCACAACAAACAAAGTTTGTTTTCCAAACGCAGGCGTATGTTCTACTTCTTTACCAGTAAAAAAGTCAATGTTGTCGTGTTCAGGTCTGTTCATGTTCGAGTTTATTTAGATTGTCTATTTCGTCGGCTGAGAAATCTTCTGTATGGTCAGAGTTTACAACAGCAGATGTAGATTGATCAACCACATCGAACAAACTGTTGAACTGTGTTCGTGCATTCACGGTTTTGTCACCTTTGAATCCACGTGTGCCCACAATGTCCATCCAGTATCGACTGTATTTGTCGATTATCTGCTCAGACGTTGATCGATCGGGCGCAGCAAAGATCTGCTCTACAATATCTTCAAAGTAAGAAAAGTCACCCAATCGTCCTTTGGTGCCCGAAAATCTCATCATGGCCGGATGCTCGCCTGCATCAAAACGTCTGTTGGCTTCTTGCACAGCAGTCAAATGCATGTAGACATTGTGGCCCATGAGCAGAGCATAGCTAAAACTATCCCAACTGGTGGAACCTTCCTTGCCAATCTTATTTAGATCACCTGGTCGGTAAATGCAGATATCCTTCATTGTCAGCATGTTGCTGATGGGAGAATCTTGCCATGTAGGATAGATACCGTCTGCAACTACACCTTGTGCCCAGGGCCGTGTGTCTGTGGCATATTTTTTGTCATCGGCTGAAGGAGCCATGCGATACGACCACTTGCCGTCTTGTGGGAACACATTTTCGAAGTAGACTTGTCCATTTGCTGTTGCGAGGAATGGGGATGCGCAGTCAAAAGAGATGGTAAAGTTTGGGTTGACATATTTCCTTACGGCACGTTGAATAACAGTTAAGAGAACTGCCCACTCTAGCTTGCTGGTTCCCAGGAAGTGCATCCAATCATGCACACCTTCTTGCAGCAAGTTATCATAGCGCAGTGCCACTAGTCGTTTGAGGACCAGATGCACATCACACATGTTTTGTCCTCCCATGGCCCACCCGTCAAAATGCGTGTCGGGGTAGACTGTGGGATCGCAAAATTGTTTCATCTCTTGATACCATGCTTCGGCCGACGTGTGATTATCGCCTTGCAGCACGTTTAGAAACCGGGCACCACCGTTGTTCTTGCCTCGACGGTGGGTCATGAAGTATTCATTGTTAAACTTGGTAGCTGCCACAGCTTCTTCCAATGTCGAAATACCACAGGCTTCGGATGCTTTTTTATCGTGAATAACCCAGGTGGGAATATCCAAGATCATACCATAGTCAGCCACATTGTCCAACCAGTTAAGAATTAAACTTCTTTTCTTTTGAGCCTTTACACAACCACTGTTAGCTTTCCAGTCGCCTTCCCAAAGTCCCTTAGCAATCTGAAAGCCGCCCGAGTCCCCCAGTATAAAAGTCCCAGGCTCCCGATTTCGTACCATGTCCTCTGACCAATCCTGCTTTGCCAGATCCAGATTAGCATGTCCTCCTGAGTAGAGTGACCACTGATAGGGAAATAGGGCCTTTGTGGAGTTAAGCCAATTAAGCTGTTCCATATCCGAGAGACCCTGAGGAAATCTGGCGGGATCCACATAAGGTTCATTGCGTTGTTTGCCTATGAATGTGGCGTAGAAGCCAGAGATAGCCGGGAGAAACACAGCATAGTCGTTTTGTTTGGCAGTTAGATTGTCTTGTGTCATTTATTAAATGCTTGTTTAATTAAAGCATAATCTTCTTTGTATGCATCTTTGACTCGATCCAATAGATCAGGTCGACTGTCTAGCAAGTTTTTCAAAAACATCTGAAGAGTTTTTGTATTGGGATCTGCTGCACCTTCATTGCGATCTAAGTCAGGGATAGGCAAGCCACCGACGTAGGGCGAAAAATTTTTATCAAAATTTTGATCTAGAAAAAAATATTTTCTTTCTGCATATGGACGAAGATTGTAAAAAAATGCATACTGCGGCCAAACATGATCGTCGAATCTGTATACGTTATCAAATATCAATCTCTCTGTTGACAGATTGTAAAGATCAATAAATTCTTGTGCAGACAAAGGATTGTTTCCCGCATGATAAGCCCGAGGCGAATCAGGGTATATCGGTCCATTGACTCCCACGGGGCATAGCACATAAGTTTTCAAGTATTGTGCCATGCCGCTGATCCAGCGCTCTACTGGATCTCTTAGAACAACTGTGATTTGATTCACAGCATTCCAGTCATCGTTGATCAAAGCTGTAGTTAACCATCCGTATTCTTTTGCCCAGTTGTGAATATAGCTACTGGCATTTTTGGGAATGTTAACTATGAATTTGGTTTTACCAGGACTTAATAGTCCTGAAAACTCTCCATAGCCTCGATCTTTTAATGCCGGGTTCATTTGCTCTGTGCAGGCAGAATATAGTTGTAGGTGGCAACACCGGAATTCACAGTAATCATAGCAGCGCCGTCGTCGCTGATTTTCATAACCTTGTCTCCAGTCAAACTCAAGATAGAAATAACAGTGCTCACAGGCCAGGACCAGGCACGTTTGAGTTGACCCTTTACTCCTGCTTCAAACACAAAACTGCCTGAGTGAGTAGAGTGATCACCGAACATGAATTTTAGATCACTGCCTTCGGTGCGAGCCTGAAACACAGTTTCTTCTGCATTGGCCTGAGCCTGCATCTTGAGTCTCATGATAGCTGCTGCGCTGGGCTCAAATTCGATATGCCAGTTCACTCCTTTGAACTTCACAGTTTTGAGTTTTTCGTTGATGATCTCTGCAGCCATAAAACGATAGTTGTTTTTAAAATCGCCTGAGGCATTTTCAAAATTGATGCCATCGGGTTGATTATCAGCTGCTCGCTTGGTAATGCTTAACTTGGAATTTTCTCGATATTCTTGCAAGTTCAAAAGAATTTTTAGTTTGTTTAGATTGGGCATGCCAAACGTGCCCATGAATTCTGGCACAGGGCCTGCAAACTGTCCTTCGATGACCACACTGCGATCTTCGGCCAAGCCGTTGATTACTGTGGTAGCATCGTCACCGATAATTTTGACCAAGTCAATGCAGCCAAGGTCGTATGTGTGACTTACTAAGTCAAGTAGATGATCTCTCATTGTATTCTCCTATGTGTTAGTTTACAAGATCTATTTAGATTTTTCAAGTGATTTTGATTAATTTTTTTCAGGATAAGGTATGGCTCTTGCCAATGCTTGGCCACCGCGCAGTGATGATAGGCTTCCGGGTTTCTGTAGCTCCATCCATGTGCTGGGTAAATTATCATTCCAAACAAAATAAATTTCGTAACCGTGCTTTAGTGCAATATCCCGAACCATTCGGCTGGGTGTGTAACATGCATAATAGTTTTCAGCCAGTTTCACTGCTTTTTCGTTGTCGCAGTCGTTGAATGTCATCATCAACCGACCGCCGGGGCGAAGCTTGGTATAGAGTTCTCCCAACCATTTTTCGATCACAGCCAAAGGTTTAAAATTAAAAAAATTATAAGCCAAACACATGCCAAATTGATTATCAGGCAGTTGAGCTAGTATAGGCAATGATTCATCTCTTTCATCGACAACATAAGGTCTCAATCGTCGTTGATACTGTTCGGGAAACTGCAATATCGAAGGAAACAATAGTTCCTGGTCTTGGTCCACAAGATATAAAGGATCAAAACTGACCATGTCATTGACAAAAGTTTCAAGTCCAGGTCTAATGATCATGGCAGGATACTGATTGTTACTGAAATTTCTAATTCTGGCTCGGATGACATTGTTATGTTCATCACCAAGTATTTGTCGGCGATTGAGTATGTGCTCAACGCTATCGTCGACCATTTCTTGGCTGTAAAGTCTATAAGTTTCTTCTAGCCAGTATTGCTCTTTGATATCAATGTGTTGTTGCGCTTCTTCAATGGCCATATTGACGAGATCAACAAACTCTTGAAATTTTTCTTGAATCTCATTGTGTTTGCTCTGCATCAGTCTTTTGATATTGTTGGGATCAAAATCTTTGCCGTTAACTAGGTGTTTGATCTTTCCTAAATCAATATCCGTGCGAGATTTTGCTTCGTCGATATTGAGACGACTGAGTTGATTTCGATAAGCAACAAGTTCGCTAAGTTTCATTGGAAGTCAAACAAAGATGTAAATGTATTATCTGTATTGGTTGCAGATGCAATATCCCAATCTAATACGCCCAGCAAGTTATCAACCTTGCCGTCGATCACCGTGGCCTCCATGGCACCATCATCAAATGGAAGTTCTTTGAACCATTGCGGCAAATGCAGTTCATCTGTGGGATAGCCAATACTGGTCCAACCCAGTGGATTATCTTTGAGTTTGCATACAATGGTTTTCATACCATCCACAATCTGCATTGAGTAGTTGTCCGAATTCATTCGGCGCAGAGTGTTCCAATTCAGCGCTGCTCGAACATGTCCGGGCATGTTGGCTTTGCCTAGACGTTGTTCTTCAGCACCATACTTGGTCAAATTGTTCACACGCTTTGGCGAACCTTTTTCCCAGCCTGGGCGTTCTTTGAATGCATACTTGAACTCACGGACTTTTTCAACGACATCATCCTTTTGCCCACCCGTTAACACATCGTGCAGTAGTTCGCTTAGAAAATCTTGAATAACCTTGGGTGTATCACTGCGCTTCAGATCCAAGCCCATGGCCTTTACTTTGCCCGGCTTGCCTTCGACGTCTACACGCTTGCCTTCTTTGTCCACAATCATCACAGCATAACGCTTCTTGGTAATGAACAAACCTTTGCTTGCTACTACTTCACGCCCACCCTTGATTACTGAGCCCATTTCCCTTGGACAATGGAAGGCCTGCTCCATAAAGCCTGGAAAGCTGATGTTAACTTGCTCTGCGATTGAATCATATAATTGGATAGCAGTTTCTTTGCTCCACGCCATGCGTCCTTCTTCCACTTCTTTCTTAAGGACGGGCCAGGCTGAGAAATAGCACGAATCGGTATCACCGTAGATGATTGTTTCACCAACATGATCATATTTGCCGGTAATGCATTCGTTGACATACGCATCCATGTGTTTCGCGATGCTACGCCCAGTAAGAGTGGTTGATTGACCAATACGCTTGTCAAAGAATCTACAACCCGGGTTAAGGATGGCGCCATATAGTGAGTTAAGGTTAATTTTCTTAACCAGTTGTCGTTTGTCCCAGTATTCTTCATCTTCTTTGGTCTCACATTGCTTGAGCTTGGCCTGCATCTCTTTGCGTTCAGCATACCAACGTTTCAGCAATCCAGGAATAATTCCTTCGCGTTCATATGTGAAGATTGTTCCATTGGCACTCAACACCCAAGGTTGATTGGAATCGAAAATCATGTGCCACACTTCGGCGGCACTGTGCACAGTTTCTTCCCCACCTTGCCAGTCGATGGTAATTTCTGTACCACGTTGCTGTTCCATTACAGCGGTGTATTCCAATGTGGCAAACAAACCTTCCCAGGCAGCAGCAAAGCTCATCTTTTGCTTTTCCATTCGATCTTTGATGAGCCTGTCGGTCATTGTTAATCGGAGTTGCCCAACGATTGTTTCGGGGCCCATGTTAAGAGCACGGATCGCTGAGGGGTAGAGCGAGTTAATGTCGATGGAGCCGATGTATTCGTGGATGCCTTTTTTGGGATAAGCAACATAGGCACCTGCGGCTTGCGTGTCTTCATCTGTGAGTCTTTCTTTACGGTTAGGAACTACCATGCCACGTTCGTGGGCTTCGTTGATAATAGCCTGCTCAGTCACAGCCACAGCACCCATGGTGGTCTGTAGCAACACTGTGTTTTCATGTGCCAGTGTATTGGCCAAGTCTAAAAACTTTAGTTTTTTGTCTAGCTTGGCCAACAACAAAGTATCTTGACGGTTATAGTCAAGGAATGTCTTGAAGTTCTGATTGTAAAGTTGATCCAGTGTGCCTTCAAACTGGGTCTTGCGTTCGTCTAGTTCATATTCGCCAATGGCGTCCAATGAGTAACTGTGACGTTCTTCGTATGTGTATTTGCGATACAGTTGCATATAGTCCATATGCACACGACCCACAAGGTCAAATGTTAGGTTCTCTGCACCAAAACGTTCAAACATGCGTTGCTTGGGCAATTGTCCCCACAAGCAGAATCTGCGTGTGTCGTCCTTGCTCAACACACGAGTGATACGCATAACAGTGTATGGAATATCGAAACCTTCTGAGTTCCAACCGGATAGTGCGTCAGCATCTTCGATTAGATCCAGGAACATTTTCAGCATGTCTTCTTCGTGATCGAATAGCAAACAGTTTTCGAACTCTGCCGCAATCTCTTGTGCAGTTTCCATGCTCATGTGACGAGGTGGAATTGCCAGTGTAACTAATTGTCCTAACCAGTCTAAGTAAACAGAGATTGCAGTAATCTTGTTAAACGGATCTTCGGGTCGACTGTAACCCTTTTCTGGATCAAAGTCGACCTCAATGTCGAAAAATGCTGTGTGTAGTCGGGGTGCATCGGCACCTTTGAAGTTTTCTTCCAGACATCTGAAAATAGGGTTGATGTCTGATTCATAGAGTTGTTTGCCGCTTTGAATACGGATTTCCTTGCGGAACTCTTTGTTATTCCGCGTAGAAAACCTTGAAACGGGCGTGCCATAGATGCTTTGAAATTTACCACGAGCATCGTCGTAGTAGAAAACATAGTTCGCCGGGAACTCTTGGTATATGCGAACGCCGTTCTTGCGTTCTACAACATGAATGCGATCGTGCTCGCGATCAAATAATGCGTCTACGTAACTCATTGTTCTCCGTTTATGGCCGGAAGGCCTTGATACATGCCCGTGTCGTGGGCGAGCCGGCAAAGTTAAACTTCACGTTTAGTTATGATCTGATCCACTAGACCGTAATTTAATGCTTCTTCCGCGCTCATGTATTTGTCACGATCCATATCACGTTCAAGATCTTCAAAGGTCTTGTTGGCACTGTTGTGCTGAACATAGATCTCAGTCAGACGTTTTTTCAGGTAAGTGATTTCCTTGTAACTGATTTCAATGTCACTTTGCATGCCACGAGCACCACCACTGGGCTGGTGAATCATGTGTCGAGCATTGGGCAGCATTTTGCGTTTGCCCGCAGCACCTGCCTGTGCCAGCAGCGATCCCATGGAGCAAGCTTGACCCATCACAATGGTCTGCACATCGGGGCGGATAAACTGCATGGTATCGTAAATAGCCATGCCTGCTGTAACTGATCCACCGGGCGAGTTGATATACATGTAGATATCTTTTTCGGGATCTTCGCTTTCAAGAAACAGCAGCTGAGCCACAATGAGATTGGCCATTTGATCATGCACTTCGCCTTCCAGCAAGATCACACGATCGCGAAGAAGTCGACTGTAGATATCGTAGCTACGCTCACCTTTGCTGGTTTGCTCCAGCACCATTGGAACTAATGCCATGTTGATCCTTACAGTGTTTTGCCCACAGTTTCCAGAATGGTTTCTAGGGTTTCGTGATCTTGCTTTTCTTTGCCAAATTCGGCCTTGTGTGCCAGTTTGATGGCTTTCTTGAGAATAGCCGGCTTGACTTCCAGCTCTTCGGCTACGGCCTTGATGGTATCGTTTAACCCACCTTGCAGGGTATCAATTTCGTGCATTACTTGACAACCTTCATTGACAATCGCCGTCAACTTAATTTTTTGATCGCCGTTAAATGTTTTAGTCATATATTTCCTTTGTTAAGTTTTTTGAGTGCTTCTCTAGCCTTTGCAGCTTCGGACATTTTCTTTTTAGTTTCTTCGGATCGTTTAATACCAGTTAACTTCGAAGAAACTTTTTCGTAAATGTCTGTTCTTGAAGCACGTAGTTTAGCAGCTTTTGCATAGTTTTGTCTAGCTTCTTCGCTGTGTTTTATGCCTCTAGTAGGACTAGGTTTACCAGTTCGGGACTCAGAAAGTTTTTCTCTATGTTCTTTTGAAAAAGTTTTTGCAAACATAGGATTATTTTCGCCTTTTTTTGAAGCCGATATTTTTTGCCGTGTTTCATCTGAATGAGCACGTTTGACTTTTTTCCGTTGTTCTCGCATTTTATTTGCC